TCTCGGAAAGCAACCTGTGCGTTTCTATCTGCTGGAGTACCAATAGCAGTACCAGAGTCTATTAAACCAATATCACCGTTAAACACACCCTTCTCTTGAGATGTGATAATGATGTCCAAAGGTTTAGGAGGAAGATAAGCTATGCCACGTCCATGACACAGCTTACATGTCTGGTTTGGCTGCCTTGTTTGTCTATCCCGACACGGGCATAAATAAGACTTTTCCCATAAAGCCGGTATTGACATCTGTTTAGCTGTATTATCTAGCAGCTCAGTACGAATAGCTGCGGTAGAAACATTCTCCAATATGGACGGTTTTTCAGCCATGTGTCACCCCACCTTATACCAGACCTACGTTTACACCGTAGTAAGATTTCAAACCGTTGTATAGCTCTTCAATATCACGGTCTAGTTGAACAATATCTGCATAGGCACCACCATACATAGCTGACTGAGTTGTATCAATGGACTGTGATACACCATCAATACTGAAGTTCATGTTAGCGATACCTGCACCGATGATTAAGCGACCCCATTGTTCAAATACCTCTTTTAAGGCAATTTTGATAATGAAGTTCCATAAGTCAGGGTGCATTTCCCAAGGTCGTGTAACACCTCTACGAGCCGGAGGTAGCATACCTGCCACGTATTCGATGTGGAACATTTGTGGTGCAAATTCATTACCTACTGTGTAAGGAATACCTGCAATCATTGGATAACCAGAATAGGCTTGTGCAAGTGATAAGTTGTTACCTCCGGATAACAGTAGTGTTGGCAACATCTCAATATGCCCGGGTAACTGATACACTCTCCACCAGTCTGCTGGGTAGTTGAACACCAGATTACCGCCGTATTCTAGTGTTACCTTTTCAAGTTGAATAACAGGTTTTACAGAGGTGCGGAGATACATGAAACTTTCAAAGTCGTTTCGATAAAAGTCAGCATGTTCGGACACATATCGTGGGAGGATAACAATGTCCAGTTTCTTTTCTGCAAGAGCTACAGCGGACTCTATTTTAGACTTGTAAAAAGCGTCAGGTAGGTGTTCTCCTGTTCGTGGGTCTGTTACATCAATACCAAAGTGATTAGCCTTTACAGCGTCCACAGTGAGCCCAAAACTCTCTAATGTGTAATCGTTAATCGTGGAAACGTCTATCATTTTGGGATTATTATGCGTGTACTCTGCACCGTTCCCTTGATAAGGGTTATTCATTGCCATAGGTAGTACCTACCTTTCTGCTATTCTGTGTCTTTTTTACTCCTTTTCGAGGTACGTTTAACTGCTTTTGCCTTAACTTCTCCAGATTTATCCTCTTCTTTAGCCGGAGCCTTAGGGGCAGCTTTCTTGTCTTCCTTGTATTCAAAGCCCGGAAGTTTGCCTAGGAAAGCCTGTTCTTCAGGCTTGAGGTCATTATTTTCACCTTTTTCATTAAAAGTGACAGTTCCGAATTGAGTCGCTACTTTTAAGTTTGCAAGTTTTGGGTTAATAAGCATAGGTCTTTGTCTCCTTTTTTGTTTAATTAAAAAGGGAGCAGATGTTACACTGCTCCCTATTCAGCTGTCCTATTCAATTTTACCATACTTTGCTGAAGTGCTATTAAACAAGCACGTCAGCAGCCAAAGCCGGGATATAGTTTACGTTCTTGATACGAACCCATTTCTTAGGAGCGTATAGTGCTAAAGCACCGTACCACAGAACTGTAAACGTGATAGTTGCGTTCATTTGAGCTAACGGCAATCTCATCATTGGCAGAAGTTCTAACAAGCTAAGTACTTGTGGACTCATTTCACCAACGAATACGTCAGTAGTTTCAGGAATTACTTCGTTCTTATCTACGAAAGTAATGACGTTGTCTACAGCTTTAGAAACCGGAACCCTAGCAATCAAGAAGTAGTGACCAGTTTGAGCACCCTGACGGTAGATTGCTACGAACTGTGGTTGAGCTTGGTACATAGGCTGTAAAGTGATAGCCAATGATACTCCATCAGTAGCGTTTGCAACAGTAGCAGTTACAGCGTCAGAAGCAACAGATTGGGCTTCGTCAGAATAAACTACAACTTTGTAAGACTGAGTTCCAAGGTCTTGTTCACGGAATTGACCGCCTTGATTTGTTTGAACAGTCGCAACAACGCTTTGCGGAGGAAGTGGACTGTTCTGAGTCGGAAGAATGTTTTCATCCAATACGTTATCATTCTCCATGATAGTTGAACCATGAAGGGTAATAGGACCACGGGATGATAAGAATTGAGTTACTGCAAACCCAGTTGCGAACCCACCTTGAGGAGCAGGTTGTAAAACACGTTGACGGTCTAACAGGCTGTTAGCGAAGTCAGCTTGTACACCAATAGGCATAAATGCGTCTGTAGCACGTCCGTAACCTTTACCTACCATTACAGCAGCTTTGTTAAGAGCTGCTTCAGTTAAAGAAGCACCTCTAAGGTCAATTACGTTCGTTTGGTCAATCAATTTGGCTAAACCATCAAATTCGATACCTGCTTGTGCGTCAGCCTCAGCAGACAGTGAAGCGTCACCATAGAAGATAGCCCATTCAATAGACTTTGCGATAACCGCAATAGCATCTTCTGTCAAGACTGTCATCGGGTCTGCGATGTTGTTTACAAGCCCGGCTGCGATACTTTGTTGTTTAGTATCACTTAAGAACTTCATTTGTACTGTTCTTTGACGGATATTAGGGTCATTGACCGGCGCAACCCCAACTTCACGTACAAAGCGGCTATGACCAACCCTTCCGTGTTGGTTAAATACAGCGTATTTAACGACAGTGGATTGTACTTGCTGTTTGTTAATCATCGGATAAATTGTGAAATCATTGCTAGAGAAAGCTAACATTTTAACTTCGTCATCTAAGAACTCACGTCTCAGAGCAGCAGCGTTTTGCTGAGTATCAGGTGTAATTCCCACACCAGTCGTGAAGGCTTTGGATAACACTTCGTTAATCTTATCCTCTGCGGCTGTTGGCAATACACGCTCTTGTTTTTGTTCGCTCATTGCTATTTATCTTCCCTTCTATTAGTTTTATTATTTGTGAGCTACTCTTCACTTATCAACCTTACAGTTTAATTGAAGCGGGGGCTTCTCGACTTATCGTTGCTTTTACTAGCCAACGAAAACTGACCGAGCTAACCCCGCTACTCATTGGTGCTATTCGCACTTTCGCATCCCTTGAGGGTAGGGACTTCTTTCGGAAAGCCGTTAAAAGGGAGAGAGAGGCTAGGAGGAGGAACCTCTCTCTTAACACTATTAGAGGTTTCATGCCACTAATATAACACTTTGTACTGATTTTTTCTAAGTTTTAGTATAATTTAGCAATTTCTTTAAATAATTGAATATCAGTATCAGTACCTTCGCCACGTTTAATCCGGTTTACAGCTCCACGAATCATAAACTTTTGACCTTCATCGAAGGTATTGATATGTTTCATAAAGTAGTCTGTAACTTGACTAATATGGTCTACTGGATTAAACTCAGGTTCGCCTTCCTCTTCTGGTACCTCACCTTCAGGAATACCATTAGATTTAGAAACGTACTCGACTGCTTTACCTCCGTCATCTACTACTGATTTTGCTACTTCTTCACCTTCCGGCTCTTCTTCCTTAGGCTCTTCAGCAGATTTAGCAACCTTCTCTTCTTCCTGTTCAGCAGATTTGATATATTCGAGAATAGGGTTTACAGACTTCTTAAGCTCATCTAACTCAGCTTTAAGACTGCCAAAAGACTTAACAATAGCTTCAAAAGCACCAATAATGTCGGCTTCGGAGACTACTTCTTCTGCTTCAGCAGATTTCTTAACCTCTTCTTCCGGCTCTTCAACGGATTTTTTCCTTGATTTATCTTCTGACTTTCCTTTCTTATCGTCTTTCTTAGCTTTGCTCTTTTCGTTTTTGTCAGCTTCGTCTTCTTCTTTGTCAGCTTCATCAGACTTTTTAGCATCACCATTTTCCTTATCTTCTTCCGTATCATCGGACTTTTTGACTTTTTTCTTGTCATCAGCGGTGTTGTTTATTTTATCGTCCTCATCGCCGTCTGGGTCCTGTTCGTCCCCATCGTCATTTTTGTCCTTAGCCGTTTTTGCAGCAGCCTTAGCAGCAGCTTTATCTTCAGCTTTAGGTTTTTTGTCAGCAGCTTCGTCTTCAGCTTTTTCTTCAGCTTTAGGTTTTCTGTCAGCAGATTTTTCTACTTCTTCCCCTTCAGCTTTATCATCTTCCTTAGGTTCTTCAGCAGTCTTGTCTCCCTCTTTAACGGGCGCAACCGTTTCAGGCTCAGCAATAGCAGCCGGAGTATCCTCGGCAGCTTCAACGATTGGATTCTGCTCTGACTTTTCGAGATTTTCTAACTCTTCAGTCAACTTAGCAAATGTTTGTTTTCCGCTCATTTATATGACTCCTTTCCTATTAATCTTCTTGAGATAGGTTCTTGAACTACTCCCACTTTCGCTTCGCTTAGCAGTGGGAGATTCCTACGAACTCCGTTCTATCGAACAGATATTTAGTAGGTTATCCCCGTAGTTCCTACGGTTTGGCAATTCATCTCCCACCTACTCACTTTCGTTCCTTGAGGTGGGAGTCTTCTTGCCTAAACTCATAATTTTATCTAACTTTTCCTGTGCTTCCGCTCTGGAGTACCCTTTAAATATCTGAAGGAATAATATAGCACTCTCAGGAGTGTATCGGTCCATAGCGTCTAAGTAGTTACCAATTTCTTTCCAAGTTGCCTTAAACACATCTTCGTCAGTCTCTTTTAGAGCCCATGACAAATTGTATAGGCTTCTCGCAAATTCTTCGGCACGTAAAGCAGCGGCACCAGTTTGTGTATCTGGTGTAATTCCGTATCCTGTTAGGAAGCTCTTAGCGAAAGCCTCCCAAGTAGCATGAGGGTTTGCCGGATTAGAAGTTAAAGCCACGTTTGTAATGTAGGTCTTGCGGATAATGCGTGGGTCTTTCTTATCCCGTTCTCTAGCAAAACCTTCAATAGAAAAACCTAGCTTTCTATCAACCCCGGATTTAGCGATGTTATTTGCTAAATTCCACATACTCCTAGCGTAAGGGTTTCCCTTATAGAGTTTAGCCTCTACATACAGACCAACATTAGGGTCTACATGGGTTCCTTCTGTAGGAACACCAATCTTATATTCTTCACCTTGATAGTGTTCATAGTTGATGTACCCATGAGTTACCAAGTGGCTAATGTCAATCCCGGCAGGGTCAATAATGTCATCCTGTAAGTCTAAGTCTGGTGTAGTGGCATAACCTTGTACGTACCAAGACTTCCCTTCAGGGTCTTCATTACTCTTCTTGATTGACTCCTCTATGTCGATAGGGACGAATAAACCTAACTTCCCGGTTAAAGGGTTAATAGTATTATTCAAGGAGTTACTTCCTCCCTTCTATCATAGCATACTGTGAAGTTATCCTATACGCTACAACCTTGTCACTGGTGATAATATAGCAGAACAACTACTTTGTTGATAAAATGACAAGGGAGGGGGATAGTGAGCCACCCACCACTTATCAACCTTCACATTCTTTGAGGATGGGAGACTTCTTCCGGAAAGCCATTAAATTTCCCAGTCATTAATTGTTTCACCGTTTTCACCTTTGCCGCCTTGCGGAGTAGAATTTGTGTTATTGAAGTGCTTAGACTGTCCATCCTTGCCTACATCTTGGTTAAAGGTATCTTTACCATTGACATTATCCATATCCCCGTTATAGCCCGTTTGCTGAGCTACAAACTGGTTCATTTCCATCTGTCTCTGCTGTTTAATTTGCTCTTCTTGCATTAGCTGACCGAGACGCTGTACGTGTACTCCGGCAAGGACAACATCTCCACCTTCGATAGGCGGTTTACCAAGCTCTTCACGAACATCGTTGATTGTAAGACCAATGGCAGCTTTCTTAGCCAGAATGTCAATAAGTTGATTTTCAGTCTGTGTGTCCCCACCGATAAAGGTGAACATGTATCGGTCACCAAACTGAGAAATAATATACTTATTGATAGCGTCTTCTATGAACTTAAGTAATGGTTCCAAACCTTTATCCTTAGAATCACGGGTCTTTTCCCTGTGGGAAGCCTCATTTAATGTATTGCCTGAATGACCTGTAGCACCTCCACGGTTCGGGAAGTTAATTTCAGCCGGGTCAATCTGGTAAATAGAGCAAATAACGTTAATCAGGTAGTTCAACCATTTCTCAAATTCCATATCTTTAGAGGATTGAGTCATGTTTACGAACTTAACATCTTCCGCTGTAATAACAGGGATTTTCCATGCACCGTTAATACCGCTGAACATGTTTGTCCATTCACGTCTGAAAGCCTGCAATGCTTGATTGGACTGTTCTTGCCCTGTCTTAATCTGTAAAAGACCCCGGGTTGTACCCCCTTGAGCGAAGAACCGGGCATTAAAGATTTCAGTATTTTCGTGATATTGAAGATGGTTCATAGCAATCTCTAGTTCAGGGTACCCATAACGCCCTACTGTAATATCGGTCCGTGGGTTATGAACCTCCCAAGCCATTTCCTTAGCCTTAAATTCTGCTACCTTTTTATTGTCCAGAATTTGAACATATTTAATAGCGTTCTTTCCTTTAGGTTCATGACCGTGTTCATCCACCGCTACAAAGATAGTAGAAGCGTCAACCGCTTTAAACCGTACAAGTTTACTACCACTTTTATCATAGATTAACTCAAAGTTAATCTTGTCGTAGACTAAACGGTCACGGGTAATCTTCTTGATGAATGTCCTGAAACTGTCCCTAGTGTAGTCATCTTTAACAACCCCGGTATGTTCTAGGAAGTCCTCAATCTGCCTAATTTTTGCCTTATCGTACTGGTTAGGTTCTACCAAAGGGTCTTTCATACGGACCTCATAGCCCATCCCACGGTCACTAAATCGAGCAGGGGTACAGAACAATGAAACTTGGTTCACACGGGTATTGATGATAGCATTCAAGATGATGTTTCTCCGAGCCCACAACTTCAACTGTTCTAGTAAGTTGTATGTGCCTGTGGTTGACGGCGCCTCTTTATAATCCGGATTCATAGAAAAAGTAGCAATAATAGGCTCTTCGTAGGCTTTTGCCCTACCTTCGTTTCTACTCTTTTTAATCTGCTCTTCTTCAATCTCCCGGATGGCCACGGATAAATTGTCATCAACTTGTTTAATGCCTAGTATTGAGGAAGGTGTTGTAGTCTCCTCTGCATGTTTTCTATTGAACCAGTCTAATACTCCCATTCAGTTATCACTTCCGTTCCGTTTACTTATGACTTTCTAAAACAACTCTGTATTTATCGGAGCCAATGCAAAAGTCACGAACTAAAAAGTCTTCGTTATATTTAAAAATTTTACGACTATTTAAAACGTTTTCGTAACTATCAAAAACAGGCTCACCGTGCTTGTTAACTAATAAAATGTGCCCATCGTCCAAAACATCGGCTATAAGTCTTTTGTCTCCTTCGATAACGGAGTAAACAAATACGTTTGTACCGTTGATAGACCTATAATATCTGATAACTTCAAGCCAGTTTAGGTTACCAACTGCCCTTTTAGCTTCAAGCCATTTTCTATCCTGACTAAAAGATGCCATTGTCTCCGTTTAAGCTCCCCTCTTGTATGTAATAATATAGAACTACGAAGTCGCTAATTTAATTATACCACATAGAGGGGGTTCAAAAGGATTTTACGCCCCTCTCTATAATATAGAGGAACATTAGAAAAACGCTACAGGGATAATCCTGTAGCTGAAGGGAAAAGGCTAATGATAAGAAGTATCTGGGGTCAGATTACGAATAATGTTTAATTCATTCAAAACCGTTGAAATCTTTTATTAAGCATTATCCTTTGTTAAGCTAAATATAGCTTAACTGGGTATATCACTACGCACTCTACTTCATTAGCAAATGCCTTTGTAGGTACTTTTTTAATTATGTAATAAGCTCCGGGGTCATACCGCTAACCAACCCGGAGAGAGTAGTTTACA